CAAAAATTTTATTCGCCTCTGTTCTAAATATTGTCTTTTAACGTCATTTTTATTCAATATTCTACCGGTATGTAAATCATCATTTAAAACTTCGTATACACCTAACTCATTACTTTCAGAGCTAGGTACACCTGGGTACACAGGACTAATTCCCGATACTACATCTACTGGGTCTAAAGCATATCCACTAAATTGTAAATTGTTACCACCTGAAATATAAACATTAAAAGTAATCGATGTTGGAACATTGGAATTATAGGTCAGTGGTTGTACTAAATAACCATACACTATTCCATGATTTACTGCATTAGCAACATAATCTTTTGTACATTCAAGTTGTCGCAAATTAGAATTATATTTAAGATCTATTGTTTGAATTTGGCCGCCAGCTGAAAATTCCAAAGTATCGGTATTAATATTATGTATATCATTATATGCTGGAGCATAAGCTGTTAGTGGATTTATAGGAGCATCAGTCATTGCATAGTTTTTAAGCACTATTATTTTACAAAAATGAAAGTTCGTACAAACAGCTTGAATGTGTAATTTTAAATCACCTCGCCAATACCTAGAAGCCTCATAAATAGTCCTCATTGGTGAATAAAAGGTGGTATTTGCGTTCCCACCTAAAACTGTAGCTTCAACCATAGGTGTCATTGGATATGCAAACAAATTTTTTCCTGTTTCCGTTGTCGAACTAACCGTGAATTTACCTACATACACTGGTTTAGATGTTAAAAATTTAAGATCCATTTCGTCTTGTTCAGTTCTAAAATAAAAATCATCATATATTCTACTAAATTGGGCATGGTTATCCAAAACTTCTAATCTCACCGGCTGGTCAACATTATTAGGAAAATTTCTAAAAGTTGCTATCATCTTATTATCTATACTAGGTACATTAGGATTATGAAAACCAGTCAATTCTTTTAACATGCTCCTACCATAATCAATTAAATCTCCTGAAACAACTTTAAGTCCTGATGCAGCATTATCGAGAATTTTGGTTGGTAATCTCCATAGGTTATTTAGTAAGCCTTCTGCTGAAAAATATGAGTCTTGCCTATCTTCACATAATTCTTTCTTACCACACGCACATTCAGTTGTTACGCTCGCTTTTGATTTAACAGACCACATCTTCCTTACACCACACTGGGGTTGCCATGACATTAAGCCGACTTTTGGAACATAAAATTCAGCTTCTTTAAATAACGTATGGACTGAAAGAGAAACTGTCGTAGAAGAACCCACTGCCACTGTCAGCGCATCCATCACAAAAAACACTAAATCAAAAACATCAGTACCTAACCTACTAGTAGATACCACTAAATCATTGACAGTTGTAGCGGGGTCTTGAGTCTTGTACAAAGTACTAGGTGTATACATTGGGCACTCTAAACAAACAGATGTTGATTCCGTCGCATTCAAAAATACATGTGGTGCTGATAAAAGCTGATTAGGATTAGTTATGGCTGGAGTACCGTGAGGTACGGCTGCGACTAAAATTAAGCCTTGGTGCATAGGCGTGCCTGAAACTTGCAACATACAACACATTTTAGCTTGATAAAAAGTAGCTGAATTAAAAGGAACTTTTGCTAAAGGGTTAGACATAATACAAGAAGGAAATGGTAATCTCCATAATTCTGTAAAATTATTATCAGTCGTTGACCACTTTACTGTCGTAACCAAAAAAGGTTTCTCCAAAATACGGTCAAAATTCATCTTATATTCAGGATCTACATGAGTGGCCTTAGGCTTTTTATTGTATATAGACGGTATTTCTACAACTTCTTTCGTCCTTAAAGAAGTTTGATAATTATCATATATAGTTTCTATTGTAGTGAAATGATTAGTTTATACTCGAAGAATTGAATTATCACTATATTCAACAAATAGAGTCTCTTGTTAATATTCAAAATTATCAATTCCCTGGTTACAAGAATCCCATTAAAAGGTTACAATAATCTCAAAGTAAATTTTTTAAAGTTGAATTCACAAACAACTATCATTAAAAATAACATAAAAACATAAATTTACAAAAATTTTAAACAATATTTACATTTCGAAAAGTTAATTTATT